CTAATGCAGGAGACGCTTTCAGCACTGTACTCAACGACCTACGAGAAAGAGCTATCGACTATCCACCCAAGTCTTTTGGATTTTATGAATACTCAGCTCCGCAATACTGCAAAATAGACGATCGCAATGCATGGGCTTTGGCTAACCCCTCTTTGGGATACACCATCACAGAGGAAGCGATTGAAGAAGCGATTGCTACTTCACCGATTGAGAACACGCGTACTGAGACTCTTTGTCAATGGATCGATTCGCTAAGCAGTCCGTGGCCTCATGGAGTTCTAGAGGACACATCCGATAGCACACTCGAAATGAGCGCGGGGGCTTATACTGTATTTGGTTTCGATGTCAGTCCGTCACGCAGGAACGGATCATTGGTCGCAGGACAACTTCTCCCAGATGGGCGGATTGGCATCGGGATTCTGGAAACCTACAGCTCTCAGGTCGCCATAGATGAGTTAAAGATGGCAGCAAGTATAAAGGCGTGGTGCGACATTTATAAGCCACGGCTAGTCTGCTATGACAAGTACGCCACGCAGACAATCGCAGATCGACTCGCTAACGCTGGAGTTATGGTCGAGGATGTGTCAGGTCAGCAGTTCTACAAAGCGTGTGGCGATCTGTTAGAAGGCTTGGTCAATGCTCGCGTGGTTCACAATGGGCAAGAGGAATTGATCCAGCAGATGAATAACTGCGCAGCTAAGGTGAACGATTCGGCATGGAGAATTATTAAGCGAAAGAGTGCTGGAGATATTTCTGCTCCTATTGGTCTGGCAATGGTCGTAAGCAAGCTGATGATCCCAATCCCTAAGCCAGCAATTTATAGTTAGACACACCCATAGCACATTGTCTAATTGCTTGACAAATGCTACACTTTCTGTCTATGGGTATCTTTTCGCGTAAGCCTCAAATCATGGAAGCTCAAGAAGCTCCACAGATCATGTCCGAGTCTTACTTGACTTATGGCAATTACTTCCCAGTTTTAGTTACTCGCGCACAGGCTCTGTCTGTACCATCAATTAAAAGATGCCGCGATTTAATCTGTGGCACCATCGCCAGCATTCCTCTTGAGTATTACAAGAAGTCCACAGGCGAAATGATTGCCCCACCTAGATGGGTAGAACAACCTTCTAAAGCTCAGCCCCGCTTTGAGACTATTTATTTTACGATTGACAGCCTTCTCATGTATGGCGTTAGTTACTGGCAGATAACCGAGACTTATCTTGAAGATGGAAGAATGGCCAACGCGCAATGGGTTGCTAACAATCGCGTTACATTTAATACAGATTCTGTCAATAATTTTGTGACACAGTATTACCTTGATGGCAAGCCTTTACCAATGTCAGGTCTGGGATCTCTTATTACTTTTCAAAAGGATGAAGGTATCCTTGCAGTTGGCGGTAGCACAATTAAAGCTGCCATCGATGCACAAAAAGCAGCGAGCATTGCTTTGGAAACTCCATCAGCGACTGGTTTCCTAAAAAATTCAGGTGCGGATCTTCCACCTGCTGAAGTTTCTGGATTACTAGCTGCTTGGAAGCGCGCTCGTCAAAATAACGGCACTGCTTATCTGACTTCAACTCTTGATTATCAGACAACTGGATTTAGCCCTAAGGACATGGCGTATCAAGATGCCATTCAAGGATTAGCAACAGAATGCGCAAGACTTTGTTCTGTAGATCCGTATTATGTTTCGGCTTCAATGAATACAACAATGACTTATGCAAATGTTCAAGATGAACGCAAGCAAATGGTTGCTTTTACATTGCAACCTTATGTTTCAGCCATTGAGTCAAGGCTCAGCATGGATGATGTGTCCACTGCCGGCCATTATGTAAAATTTAGTTTAGACGATTCATTCTTGCGCACAGAACCAATGGAAAGATTGTTAGTGCTAGAAAAGATGCTGGCACTTGGTTTAATTACAACCGAACAAGCAATGCAAATGGAAGACCTATCACCTAACGGGAATGGCAGCTAATGGAAACTCTATACATTGAAGCATCATCGATTGAATGCTCAGAAGAACGCAGAGAAATTTACGGCAAGATTGTGCCGATTGGCACTGGAGAAATTGGACACACCAATCTAGGTGATTACACTTTTGCAGCTAACTCTATTGAGATTGCAGATCCAACAAAGATTAAGTTGTTATCACAGCACGATCTTAAGAAGCCAATTGGTCGCATGATCGCAGCAGAGACAAAAACAGACGGCATCTATGCAACATTTAAGTTAAGTCGTTCATCTGGTGGTAATGATGCTTTGATTATGGCGCAAGAAGGTTTAGTTACAGGCTTAAGCATTGGCGCAGAAATCCTTGCATCACAACCATCCAAAGATGGACACACAGTTGTTTCATCAGCTCGTCTAAAAGAAGTTTCTCTAGTAACTGTTCCCGCATTTGCGTCTTCAGAAATACTAGAGATCGCAGCAGAGGAAGTCATCCCTGTTGAAGAAAACCCACAAACAGAAAGCGAGACAGTCGTGGAAGACACTACAGTCGAAGCAGCACCAGTAGAAGCAGCGGCTGTAGAAGCTGCTCGCCCTACAGTTACAGCAATGTACTACACAAATCCTCGCCTTAACTTAAACATCACAGCTGGTGAATATGCTAAGGCACAACTAAACGCATCACGCGGAGACGCAGATGCTCGCGAACTAATGGCAGCTCTACAGGTTGCCACAGTCGCAGAAAACACAGGTATGGTTCCACCAACATACCTTCGCGATGTAATCGGTATCATCGATTCATCACGCCCGTTTATCGATAGCATCGAGCGCGCTGCGCTTCCTGCATCTGGAATGAAGATCTTTACTCCTAAGCTAGGAACTCAGGCAACAGTTGCATTAACTGCTGAAGGTGCTGAGTTTTCATCTACAGACACTACAGTAACCTTTCAAGAAGATAATGTGGTCAAGTTTGCTGGAGCTGGAAAGCTCGATCTAGAGCTTGTAGATCGTTCAGACCCATCTTTCCTAGACCTTTATCTTCGTGAGTTGGCTGCATCATACGCACAAAAGACAGATGCATACGCAGCAACTATTGCTGCTGATGGTGCTGACAGCTCAACTGGCGCAACTATATACAAGTCTATTGCTGATGGAATTGCAGATTCCTATGGTGTAATGCGATTTACACCAAATCGTTTAATGGTTGCACCATCAGGCGGTTATGTAAATATCGATTATGCAAATCTACTCGGTGCTGTTGATGGAAGCGGCAGACCACTATTCGCCGCTGCTGTTGTTCAGAACGCTGCTGGTTTAATTTCTCAAGGCTCAACTCAGGGAACTGTTGCTGGACTTGATTTAGTGGTTGATCCTAACTACACAGGCAACACAGGTAACGCTAAGGTCGCTCTTGTTTATCCATCAGCTGCAATGCGATTCCACGAATCAGGCACACTTCAGATTCGTGCAAATGTAGTTGCAAATGGTCAGCTTGAAATTGGCATCTACGGATATGTTGCAGTAGTTAATCGCTACCCAACAGCATTCCGCAAGCTAGACATCGCGTAATCTAGTAACACTCTAAGTCGCTCTGGGGGGTAGTAGCCCTCTACTCCCCAGAGTCTTAAGAAAGGAATGGGAATGGCACTTACGACAGTCGCAGAACTCCGTAGCACTCTCGGAGTCGGTACTTTGTATCCAGATGCCACCCTTCAAGAAGTATGTGATGCCACGGATGTAGTCCTTCTTCCTATGTTATGGCAGAACGAGTTATACAACACGCATCAAATGATTTCAGGTAATGTGGCAACTCTTTACTTTGATCAGAACATTTTAGAACATTTCTATGTTGGACAAAGCGTAACCATTACTAGAAATGGAAGCCCCTATAACGGCACTAAGACGATTACTGCCATTAGCTCAAATTCTATTTCATATTCTGCAACTGGAGCAGATCAAGGCACTCATGCCATCCAGCCTTTTGGAATTGTTGCAGATAGTAGTGCAACAGATTATGCAACTGATACAGCAGTACAACAAGCAGCTTTGATGATAGCTGTTGAGATCTGGCAAGCGCGTACAGCCACCCTTTCAGGCAGTAACGCGGTCGATTTCCAGCCATCCCCTTATCGGATGTCAGCGCAACTGCTGGCAAAGATCAGGGGCATGATTGCCCATTGCTTATCACCTAACAGCATGGTGGGATGATGCCTGTTGCCGTCACTACTCTTAGAACCACATTAGCAACGGCTTTAGTCGATAACGCTAAGTGGCAAACTTTTGCTTTTCCACCTGCAACAGTCCTTGCTAACTCTGTAATTGTCTCTCCAGATGATCCTTACCTAACGCCTAGCAACAATCAACATATTGGCATTAGTCCAATGGCTAACTTTAAGATCGTTATGACTGTGCCATTGTTTGACAATGAGGGAAACCTTAACGGGATTGAAGATACAGTCTGTGGCGTGTTCGCAAAGCTCGCTGCCTCATCTTTGACCTATAATGTAAGCGCGATAAGCGCACCAAGTATTCTCAACGCTGCATCGGGAGACCTTCTCAGCTGCGAGATGTCCGTATCAATCCTAACGAGTTGGAGCTAAACATGTCCGAGTGGGAACAAGAAAACGCTGACTTCCTGAAGAAAATCGGGCAAGTAAGCACACCAGCACCAAAGCCAGTAACTACTAAGAAAGACGAGGAATAATCTCATGGCTGTATTTCTAAACAACAAGGTCGGCGTGAAGATTAACACTGTTGATCTTTCTGACCATGTAACATCTATTACTTTGAATCGCACATTTGACGAATTGGAAGTCACAGCGATGGGTGACACAGCACACAAGTTCGTTAAGGGCTTGGAAGCATCATCTGTAACAATCGATTTCCTAAATGACACAGCAGCGACAAATGTATTGGCAACACTACAAGCTGCATGGGGTACAACAGTCACATGTGTATTCCTACAGGAAAAGGGAACAGCAGTATCTGCTACTAACCCTCTTTACACTGTCTCACTACTAGTGAACAACACAACAGACATCAATGGTGCTGTTGGCGATATGTCCACACAGTCGATCACATTTACTGCTAACTCAACAGTTGCAGTCGCCACAACAGGCACATTCTAAACAAACTATAAAGGG